GTTTAGGCGGAATCGTTGAAGTTTACTTTACTGAAGCTGCTAACGTTACTACAACAACTGAAGCAAGTGGTGTAATTACTGCTTTGACTAAAGCTGCGGGAAAACGTTTTTGGAAATATGCTTTAGTAAAAGATACTTCAATGTTCAACCAAACAATGAATGCGTCCGTTGCAAACGGTACTGTATTCTACGGTCAAGAACTTCAGATTATCCTTAACAAATTACAGACCAATACAAGAAATGAATTGTTGTTATTGGCTCAAAATTCTTTAGTTGCAGTTGTAAAAGATAGCAACGGGATTTATTGGTATTTAGGAAAAACACGTGGTATTGATATGACTGCAAATGCAGCTTCAACAGGTACTGCGCAAGGCGACAGAAGCGGATTTACTTTAACTTTCACAGGTTCAGAACCTGCGTTAGCTCCAAGTGTAACTTCAGTTGTTGCTTTAGCTTTAGAAACACCGGGTTCTTAACAACTTTGTTTTTCAATAGGTTTATAGGTTTGCCGCCGTTCCTTAATTGGTTCGGCGGTTTTTTTATGTCACAAAGTAAAGGCAAAACTTTACTAAAAATGGCATAAAGTAAAGTAAAAGCTTTACATATTAGCCTTATTTGTCCCCTATATGCAACAAATTGCATTTCCTGCTATATATACGTATATGATTAGGTTAACAAAGGGTGCAACCCAAAGCATAATTTTAACACTAACTGAAAAACAGTTATTAACGAACCCAAATTACTTATTTGTTTTCACGAATAGAAGCGCGAACACAGAAGTAAAGTTTGTTAAGTTAAATGCTACGGATATAAGCCAATACAAAGACCGTTACAATGAATTTAGCATTGTGACGAACACGTACTTTGGAACTGCGTTAAACGGTCAATATGATTATGAAATTTACGAGCAAACAAGTACAAGCAATACTAACCCGACCGGCTTAAATATGGTTGAATCGGGGATAATGGAATTGGTTGGAACGCCTTTTGAATTTACGGAATATCAAACAACAGACACTTACACAATCAGACAATAATGGATTTACGAGTATTAACATTTGCAGAAGCACGTCAACCTGAATTCAAAGAAAAGAAGGGGGAAGGTTATATTCAGTACGGCGACCGCAACGATTACCCAAATTATTTGGTTGACTTATTTAATAAGTCGGCTAAACATAACGCCATTGTTAAAAGCAAGGTGCATTATATAACCGCAAACGGTTGGAAGGGAAGTCCTGAATCTGAAACCTTTATTCAGAAGGTTAACAGAATGGAATCTTTGGACGAAATTACAAGGAAGGTAAGTTTGGACGCAGAATTGTTTGGCGGATATTATTTGGAAATTATTTGGTCAGTTACAAAACAATTGGCTGAAATATGGCATTTGGATTACACGAAGATTAGAACTAATAAAGACAATACGCAGTTTTGGTACAAAGAGAATTGGGGTGACAGAAACGAAAAACAAACTGTTTATGCTGCATTTAACCCTGCAAACCCTGTTGGTAAGCAAATTCTATATGTTAAGGAATACCGCCCTAATATGGGTATTTATAGCCTGCCCGGCTACTTTGGTGCGCTAAATTATATTGAATCAGATATTGAAATTAGTAAGCACGTTTTGGGAAATGCGCAAACAGGGTTTTCAGCGTCTAAATTAATTACATTACCTAACGGCGAACCTTCAGACGAAGAAAAGCGTAATATTGAAAAGCGTTTTTCAAGCAGGTTTAGCGGTTCAGACGGTAAGAAGTTTATTTTGGCTTTTGTAAACGATAGCCAACGTAAACCAATTATTGATGATTTAGGTGCTTCAGATATTACAAAAGAAGACTTTGGTCGCGTGGATTCTTTAATTCAGACTAACATATTTTCAGGACACCAAATTACAACGCCTTCAATATTTGGTATTGCTGAAGCGGGTAAATTAGGGTCACGTTCTGAAATGCGCGACGGTTACGAAATATTTAAAAATACTTACGTAAATAGCAAGCAAATGCACCTTGAAGGTGTGTTTAATATGTTGGCTAAATATAGAGGCGTACAAAACCCGGATTTAAGCATTATCCCAACAGAACCAATTGGATTTGAATTCACAGAAAACTTATTGAAGGAAATTGCACCTAAAGAATGGTTACTTGAAAAGGCAGGAATTGATATGTCAAAATATCAAGCACCTGAAGACACAGTTCCGGTTGTACAATCAGCGCAGTTTAAAGACGATTTCAGCGCGTTTTATGAGTTTGGCGAAGCAAAGGGTGGGTTTAATGTTTGGAAGCAAAAAACACGATTTAACGACGATTCAGAATATCAAATGTTTGCAGACGTAAGCCAATTACAGGCAAACGTATTAGATTTAATGGCAAAGGATAAAAGGATAACGCCTGAAGTATTAGCGACAACCCTTGACCAAAACGTTGACACAATCAATTTGGTAATTAAAACTTTGATTGAAAACGGTTACGTTCAGGTTAATGAATATGCAATTGGCGAAGGAATTGACGAAAACATAATTGTTGAACATACGCTTACGCAGCCATTGAATGAAATATTGGTTAAGGTTCAGCCTACAACAAAGGAATTATTAATTCGTTATTCTTACGAATGGAAGCAAGGATTCAATAATACAGATAAAAAAACAAGCCGTCCGTTCTGTGTTGCTTTATTGGATGCGGATAAAATGTATTCACGTTCTGAAATTGAGCAAATAAGCGCACGACTTGGGTATTCTGTTTGGGACAGGGCAGGCGGTTGGTACACCGTACCGGGTACAGATAAGCACAATCCAAGTTGCAGACACCAATGGGTTTCAAACATAGTAACACGAAAATAAAATGAGCAAAAACACGTTATTTATATCAGTACAGTCAATAAAGGACAGAACCGGCTTACACGCAAACGTGGACGAAAAATTGGTTTTGCCTGAAATTAAAACCGCGCAGGATATGTATATTTTGCCGGCTTTAGGTTCAGCGCTTTACAACGAATTACAGGACGCAGTTGAAGCAAACGCATTTACTGCATTACAGACGACATTATTAGACGATTACATTGTGGATTGTTTGATTTATTATGTTATGTCTGAATTACCGCAAGGTTTATCATATCAGTTTTACAATAAAGGATTAATAAGAAAAACAGGCGAAAATCAGGAATCCCCTTCAATGCAGGATATGATTGACGTGGCGAATAGATACCGCGCACGTGCTGAATTCTATAAACAAAGACTTATTAAATACTTAAAACAAAACAACGCCTTATATCCAAATTATTTAAACTTTGGTTCAGGCATTGATTCAATCAAACCTGACAATGAAGGTTATACCGTTTCAATGTGGTTGGGCGACAATGGTTGTTGCGGCGACGGTTGGGACGGACAAAGCAAAAAAACGTTTGAAGAACGTTATCAGGGTAATATCGGTTGTTGCTAAAATATGAGTAAACAAGTAAACATTAAAAACCAAAATAAGCTTAAAGTTTATTTGGCAAAAGAAAAAAAGAATGACATTAAACCAAATAGTCAAAGAACTGACAACGATAGGAAACGCCCACGAACAAATTAATTTTGTTTATTTTGGGGACGTATGGGAACGTTTAAGTAACGGCGAAGTAACTTATCCTGCAATGTTTATGACCTTAACCGGTGCGAACGTTGCTGAAAAGGAAATTAGTTATTCATTCAGTCTTTATTTTATGGACAGAATGTTAATGGAACAAACAAACGAATTAGAAGTTCAATCAGATATGACACAGGTTGCAGGCGACATTGTTGCACAATTGCGTTTTCCAACAGATTACCAAAATGTAACTTGGACTTTAAACAAAAATTTGCCTTTGACATTTTATACAGAAAGTGACCCGGATTTATTAGCGGGTGTAAAATTAGACGCAATTTTAACCGTGCCATTTATTAACAACAGGTGTGAAGTACCTTCAAATTATACTTATTAATGGAATCAAAGAAAATTAATCAATTAGCGACAGAACTTGCGCCGGTATTATCAGACTTGACAATTATTGGCGACCCGACAACAGGAATAAGTAAAAAAATTACGCTTTCACAAATGGCGTCTTTATTTACAGGTACAGTAGAAGAATACCCAAACCTTGCTTCATTTCCTTTAGTTGGTACGGCTGACACTATTTACATTGCTTTAGATACAAACGTTTTATACCGTTGGAATACGGGTACAAACGCATACGTTGAATTATCCCCTAACATTATTAATTCATTGGTATTTAGTGACGCAAACGGATTTGACGGAACGATTAGTTTAGTTGGTTCAACTGCAACGCTTACAATTACGACTGCATTAACAACAGGTTCAGTTGCTTTTATTGGTGCTTCAGGCGCTTTAACGCAGGATAATTCAAACTTTTATTGGGATAATACTAACAAAAGATTAGGTATAAATACAAACGCGCCAACAACCGCAATTGATACTTTTGGGTCAGGCATTATTACGCGCGTAAATGGTACTTCAACAAATAACGCGTTTATTGGTTTTGCAAGCGCAGGTACTAATAAATGGTCAGTTGGTAATGTTCAGTCAGACCATAGATTTAGAATTTATAATGAAGCTACAACAAGCGAATTAGTTTCAGTTTTACAAACAGGGGAATTTGGTATTGGTATTGCAAACCCAACAACAAAACTTCATATTGACGGCGGTGCAAGTGCTTTGATTGCAAACTTAGACGCAAATGTTTCTGTTGCAAAAAGCGTTTCATTCCGTTCAGATAATAGCAATAGAATAAATTTAGAAGTTTCAGGAACGGAATCAGGTTCAAATGCAGGTGCTAACTTTTTTTTAAGAACATACACAGACGCAGGTTCTTTATTAGAAACACCTTTTTCAATAGTTCGTTCAACAGGCGTTACAACATTAAAAAGTTTAACGCTTACAAATGCTTTATCAATTGCAAATGGGGGGACAGGTTCAACAACGCAAAACTTTGTTGATTTAACAACTGCTCAAACAGTTGGCGGTGCAAAAATATTTACAAGTACAGTACAATTTGGTGCAACTTCAGGTTATACAACCGTAAGTGAAGGACAATTTTTTAGCAAAGGTGGTAATAATATATTTATTGGTAATTTACTTGCTGCGGCTGCAACTTTAAAAGCATTTGTAATACAAAGAAATGACGTTGAAAGATTTAGTATTGGATTAAATTCTTCAGATAGTTTAGCTTTTATTAATGCTTCAGGTACTTCAGTTGCAAATATATCTTCAACGGGTGCTGCTACATTCTTATCAATAAATACAAACGCTTATTCTTATTTATATGGTTTAAGAATAAGTGGAAATGATACAGGTAATACTATTTATGCAGGTAATGCAAGTATGGGTATTACGGCAGAAAGTGGTAATACGATTTTTATTGGTCAATCTAATTTAACATCAGGATTTAGGGTATTTACTTCTACCGGTGCTGCCACATTTTCAAGTAGTATACAAGCTACAAATATTGGTATAGGTTTTGCTGCACAATCGGATATTGGTGCATTTGTTTATCAAAATAGTACAAACGTAGCTTTAGGAGTTCAGCAAGATGGCTCAGGTATTCCATTTAGAGTTACAAGTGGTGGTGTTCAAAGATTTTATGTAAATAATAATGGAAGTATACAAATTGGTGCAACTGTGGGTTATACAACAATAGTACCAGGTCAATTCTTTACTAAAGGCGGTGGAAGTATGTTTGTATCAAATGCACTTTCAGGTGGCGCAGCAAAACATTATACTTTACAAAGAAATGATTCAACAATTTTTCATATTGGCGGGGACGGTTCAGATAATTTAGCATTTATTAATGCTTCAGATTCTTATGTTGGATATATAAATAAAAGTACAGGTGCATATGTAGCTACTTCAGATAAAGTATTAAAAACAAATATTTCAAATTCAGGTAATGCTTTAAATATAATATCTAAAATAAAAATAAGAAGCTATGATTGGTTAGTAGACGGTAAACACGAACCATTTGGTGTAATTGCACAGGAATTATACGAAATTGCTCCAACATACGTTTATAAACCTGTTGACGAAACAAGTAATTGGGGTGTTTCAAAAGCTGAATTAGTCCCAATGCTTATAAAATCAATACAAGAATTAAACAATAAATTTGAATCTTTAAAAAATTAAATAAATATAAATGAAAAAAATAAAACCAATACAATGTTGGAATAATGGAAAATTAATTGAAGCAACACAATTTAAATTAAATGCAGAAAATGTGCAATTAGGAAATTCAGCAATTTTTTATTATGCATTATTTTCTGAAGATTATCAAATATTAAATGATGGAAATTTAAATATGGACGGCAAAGATTATCAAGATTGGCAAACTGACCAATACGCGTGGGATTGGGCGGCAACAAAATTAAATATTCAAATTTTGCCTGAATAATGACAATATTTTTATCAATAGTTTTTTTAGTTCACTTAATTAGTTGGGTTTTATATCAGAAGCACCAATTTAAAGAACGTGACCTTTACGCCACAGATTCACATAATGCATACGAACACAATAAAAAATGGCATATTTGGAAGGGCATAAACCATTTATCAGTTTACATTTTGGTTTGGTCGCTTTATGGTTTCTTTTCAATGGTATTTTTTGCGACTGCGTTTTGGTTTGGCTTTGATATTCTTTGCAATATTATCGTCTTAAAAAGACCTGCATTTTATGTTGGTCAAACGGCGCAAACAGACCTATTTATTCGCAAGGTTGCAGAATTTATAAAAATAAAGCCTGAATATGCTTCTGCATTGATAAAAGCATTAATTTTACTAATATTATTAATAATTAAATAAAATTTATGATTTACAAAAACCTATTGGAATTAGTAAACAACTTGAACAATGAAGTTGTAAACCAACAAGTAAAAGGCGAAGACACTAAAGTTTCACAAAAGCTTTCTAAAATTGCCAAAAAACTTGAAAAATATGCTAACGAATATAACGAACAAGTTGAAGAAATTAGAATTGACAACGCTTCAACAGATGACAAAGGGGTAATTTTAAAAGAAGAAAAAGGTGGGTACAAGTTCAGCAAAGAAGGATTGAAAAAGGTAATGAAGCAAGTTAAAGAATTAGGCGAAAAAGAATTTACATACGAACCAATAAACATTGTTAATCCCGCAGGTTTAGAAGAATTTACTTTTCTAAAGGATTGGTTAACAGGCGTTGAATTTATAACAGAAGAAGAACTTTAAAATATGGCACAACATAGCGACCAAGCGGATTTTGGGGTATTAGTTAGCACAATTGGTGCAATTGTAAGCGTTACAACAATACAACCTGTTGTCACGTTAATAGCGGGTTTGGTCGCTATTGTTTCCGGTATTATGGCGATTCGCTATTATTACAATGCCACGAAAAAAGTAAAGAATGACTAAAAATATTTTGATAATTGTTTTATTGGCAATTGTCGTTTTATTTTTAACAACGCAACCGCAATACAAAGGCGCAAGTATTACGGTTATAATGGACACGCTTTATAAAGATACCATAATTAAAAAATGGTATAAAGGCGATTCAATACCATACAAGGTAATTGACACGTTTAGGGTTGAGGCGCAAAAAGTTGACACGGCTGAAATACTGAAGCGTTATTTTGAAGTAAAAGCGTATTCGGATAGTTTACGGATAGATACGAATAATTACGTATATGTTCAGGATACAATAAGCCAAAATAAGATTGTTGGAAGGGGTTATACGGCTAAAATAAGCGAAAAGACAATTTTCATTACAAAGACGATACAACCAAAAGACAGAAGTGCGCTTTATTTCGGCTTTATGTTTGATTTAAGACAGTCAGACAGACAATTGGGTGTTGGTATTGGCGGCGCATTTAAAACGGCTAAAAAAGGGATTGTAACGGCAAACGCGACAACAAACGGATATTCGTTAGGATATTATTTAAAATTTTAATATGGCATTTGGTTGGAAACAATATTGGAAACCTACGCCTAAGAATATTAGGAAATTCGCAGACGCGTTAAGTGCTGCGTCTTTGGCAATTTCGGCTTATTCTTTTATGTCGGATTACAAATTATTTGCATATATTACATTGGTAACGACGTTTGTGGCAAAATTTTTATCAAACTTTTTTAGCGCAGAAAATGAAGGACGAAAAAACAGTTGAACGAATAAAGCTATTGCATCCGAAATTAAGGGACGAAGCTTTGGAAATGTACGACGATATTGTTGCAGCTTTAACAGGATTTGCAGCCTGTCGTTTTGCTTACACATTAAGAACCTTCGCAGAACAGGACGCTTTATATGCGCAAGGACGATCAAAGCCGGGCGCAAAGGTTACAAATGCAAAGGGCGGTCAATCATATCATAATTACGGTTTAGCAATTGACATTGTTTTATTGGTTGACAAAGATAAAAACGGAACTTTTGAAACTGCGAGTTGGGACACAAAAACAGATTTTGACAAAGACGGCAAAGCGGATTGGATTGAAGTTGTCAATATTTTTAAACGTTACGGTTACGAATGGGGTGGCGATTGGCGGTTTATAGATATGCCGCATTTCCAAAAAACGTTTGGAAAATCAATAAAAGAACTGCAATTGTTGCACGCCCAAAACAAAGTTGACAAAAATGGATTCGTTCTAATTTAAACCTAATATGACAAAAACAAACCTAAAAACAAAACGCCGCAGACTATTCTTTGATATTGAAACGTCGCCAAACATTGGATTATTTTGGGAAGCCGGCTACAAAAAGAACATTACAACAGACAACATTATTCGGGAACGTGCAATTATTTGCATTTGTTATAAATGGGAAGATGAAAAAGAAGTTTATGCTTTACAATGGGATGCCAAACAGAATGACAAAAGAATGTTGGAACAATTTGTTAAGGTGGCGAATACTGCTAACGAATTGGTCGGTCACAATGGCGACAAATTTGATTTGGCTTGGATCAGAACCCGTTGTTTATTTCACGGTATCGATATGTTTCCAAATTATCAAACAATTGATACGCTAAAGGTTGCCCGTTCTAAATTCCGTTTTCAATCAAACAGGTTAAATTACATTGCTGAATTTTTAGGCTTAGGTGGTAAGATTAAAACCGAATTCAATCTTTGGAAGGATATTCTATTGAACAAAGACAAGGTTGCAATGGAAAAAATGATTAAGTACTGTAAAAAGGACGTATCATTATTAGAAGAAGTTTACAAGTTATTAGGCAACCATATTGCACCAAAGACGCATTACGGCGTTATATTTGGTGAAGACAGGGGAAGTTGTCCGGAATGTGGCGCGGATTCTGAAAACTTAATAAAAAATATGTCACGTACAACTGCAACAGGTGTTGTTAAAATACAATATCAATGTAAAGTTTGTAATAAATTTCATACAAAAACAGACAAATAATGAGCAAAATCCTATATACAATTATTGACGACTTGTTGGCACGTGAAGACAAAGGAATTAAGGAATACGGTACAACAATGGACAGAACAGACCTAACGGAAATTGATTGGTTGCAACACGCTTACGAAGAAGCTTTGGACTTATCAATTTATTTGAAAAAACTTATAAAACTAAAAAAAGATGCGAATGCCAAAGGGATTCAATAAGTGGACTTTGTCCCAACAGGAAGAATTTTTTACAAAAAAGCTTCAGGAATTATATAATATCGAAAAGGATATTCGCCAAAATTTAGCAAAGATTCGCGGCGGCAATAGGGTTGAATTCAAGGAAATAGAACGTCCGGACGAAGCGGAGTTAAAAGGCTTATAATGAAACTTTTAAAAATATATAGCAAAGGCAAAATTCTAAACTTTGACGCTTATATTCAGCTTCAGGAATTAGACCGTACCAACCCAAATTTCAAGGGTTGCGGTAACGAATTTAAACAGAACCGGGATTGGTGGGTTATATTAGATAAAAAGAAAACAATTGTTGCTTACTGCGGTTCTATTTATACGCAGGGAATTTGCATATTCAACCGCGCGTGGGTTGACAAAAGGTTTAGGGGTTTGGGAATACAAAAGAAGCTTATTAAAATAAGATTAAAAGCGGCTAAAGAAAGTTGCTATATTGCAATTACATACACTACAAAGGACAATTACCCGTCAGCAAACAATTTAATTGCCTGCGGATTTAAGTTTTATTTCCCTGAATACGCATACGGCGGGGACGAAATGTTATATTTCCACAAAAATTTGGATTAAGTTTACCATTCATCACTTTATTTTACCGTTCGTCACTAAATAACTTTGTTTACATTGTGTAAAACCTGTATATTTGTTGTATAAACAAACCAAATGAATACAGAAACACAAACAACAATCGGTGAATTAATGCATAAGCCATTAAGCCGCGCCGCAGACTATGCAGGCGCATTGGGATTCAGTCGCGGTTCTTTGAATCTTATTTTGCACTACGTAAAAGAAAACAACATTGAACGCATTGAAGAACTTGCACATTCAGCTTTAGAAAATATTGAAGACGTATTTATTAAACATCAAGTACAATGAATTTAGAATTAAAGCTTTTTAAGCTTCAGGAAAACGTGCGTTATTTCCAATGGTTGTTTGATATTAGCAACCCAACAGAAGCGCGCAAACGTATGGAAATGTTAAAGTCAGCAAAGGAAAATTTGAAGAACTTTAAAAAGAAGCATTACCCGCAACTATTGGAGCAACCAAAAAACAATTTCCCAAAAGAACCATTTACGCCAATGTCGGAATGGTCAGAAAAATTTGAAGAATACGAATTTTAAAACCAAAAAAAACCTATATGAGTATTGTAAAAATTCAGGCAGAATTAAAAGCGCCAAAGGGTCAAGTAAATAAGTTCGGCAATTACAGGTACAGAAGCGCCGAAGACATTATTGAAGCCGTTAAACCTATTATTGCGAAGTACGGTTATTATTTAGTTATTTCAGACGCGATTGAACATTACGACGACCGATTTTATGTAAAGGCGGTTGCTGCGTTAGTAAATGAGCAAAACGAAGTAATTGTTCGTACTTCAGGTTATGCACGCGAAGAAGAAGTAAAGAAAGGAATGGACGCCGCACAAATAACCGGGTCAGCTTCTTCATACGCCCGTAAATATGCATTAAACGGTTTGTTTGCGATCGACGATACAAAAGACGCAGACGCAACCAACGAACACAAAGACGAAGTTGGCGACGATAAACGTTTATATTTGCAAACTTTATTAGAGAATACGCCATTCACAGAAGACAAAAAGAATAAAATGGCAATCAAAATTGAATCGTTTACAAAAGAAGACGATTATAACAAAGCTTTAAAAGTATTACAGTCAAACCAATTAGATATACCAAAAGGATAATAATGAGAGAATACACCATTGAAGAATTAACAAACAAGGCGGAAAAAATGTTGGACTTTTTACAGAAGCCATTACCTAAAAATGATTCGGCGGATTACCACGACGCTTTGATAAAAAGATTGGACACGCTAAACGTTGCAATGACACAATCAGGCGAATACAGAACCGCCGCAGAATATAAGATTGAATGCGTTATTGATATGGAAATTGGCGACAAAATACACGAAATAATGGAAGGCAAATTAGCAACGTCAACCGTTAATATGTGGGTTAAAAGCAAGGCGCGTGAATGGTCACGTTTAAAAAACGCATTTGACAGAATAAACGCTTCTTCAGTTCATCAAATAGACGCAATTCGTTCAATACTTAGTTGGGAAAAAGCCAAAATAAATTTATAATTATGAAAGAGTTTTTAATATCAACTTTAGCTTCTTTAATTACATACAATATTGGATATTATTTTGGTATGAAAAAAGGCGCAGAAATAATAAAAAAAGTTTATAGAGAAATATTTTTAAAATAAAACTATGAAACAAGAAACTTATCAAGACTTAGAAAACGGAATGCAAAAATTGCTTCCAATGGAACGTCAAATGTTATTAGCTGAAGTTTACCATTATTGTTGGTATTCGCCTGAAGCTTACGAAGAATTAAAAAAATTCTTAAACAAGTGGGAAAAAGAATGTAATTTTAAAGCCGTATTTTTTAAACCGGAATCAGAAGATTCCACAAACTAAACATAATGTCAGAAGTAAAAAAAGAAAATTGGGGTGCTTGGAAAAAGACCACAAAAGATGGAAAAGAAGTAATTAATTTTGCAATTAACGGTAAACGTTACAATATGTGGGTTAATTCTTATAAAACAGAGGCAAAACACCCGGATTACAAAATTTATGAAGATACTTACGTTGCGCCGACAGATGCGCAAAATAAGCCTGTAAATAACGAAACAACCGGATTTAAACCTTATAACGAAGATTTAGAATTTTAGATTATGCAAACATTACAAAGCGAAATTTTAGACTTTTACAAGTCGCACAGACAAAGTTTAAGAATGTTGCACAATATAATGAAGGCAAACAATTTAATAAAACAGGAAGAAGTTATTATTGACCCTGAATTGTCAAATGAAGCAAAGAAAATATCTTTGATTGTTGAGGAAATATTTGACGTGAATATGTCAGTAAGAAGCCGAACCAAAAATATTGTTGACGCAAGGAAGGCGGCGGCGTATTTAATCAGAAAATACACAACATTGTCACTAAGCGAAATAAGACAATACATTGGGGTTGGCAACCATACGACAGTAATGTACAATATCAATTCCGCAAAGGATTTAATTGAAACCGCAGATTGGTTCAGAAATAAAATTGCATTCCTTGAAAAAAGAATTGAAAAAAGCATTATATTTGCAGACAGGAAATAAATAAACGCGTTATGGTACAACGCAGTTAGGAATATATTGGGTCAACGGATTTTCGGCAAGTACCATTTGCCGGCGTCCCGCGACCCTTTTTTATTATGAAATATTTTTTACACGATAGCAATGCATTTGAAGATGAAAAGGTTGCTTTGCTTTTTATGAAATACGGTTATGAAGGTTTGGGATTGTTTTATACTATCCTTGAAAAGTTAGCTAAACAGGAAAAGCCTGTTAATACTGAAGTGCTAAAAATGCAATTAAAAGTTGGTAAAAAGCTTGAAAAATGTTGGAACTTTATGGAAAGTATTGACATAATTTCATCAAACAATGGCGAAACTTTCAACAAACAATTGCTAAACTTTAGTGAAAAGTACAAGATAAAAAAAGAAAAAAACCTTAAAAGAATTTCACAATGGCGTGAAAATCAGGACATTGCAGAAAATGTAACGCATTACAAAAGTGTTCGTAACGACCATAAAGAAAAGAAAAGTAAAGTAAAAGAAAGTAAAGTAAATAGTATTATAACTGTTCAACCTACGGTTGACCCACAAACAAACTTTTTAATTTTAATTGAACCTTTTAAAAATACTTTAGCTGAATCTTACGAAGAATTTATTGCTTATTGGTGCGAACCGTCAAAAAGTGGTAAATTGCGTTATGAATTAGAAAAGTTTTTTGATATTAAACGCCGCGTGAATACGTGGTTACAAAATCGCATAAAATATGGAAATACAAAAAATACTGACCCAACTGCCGCAAGCCGCAAACGAATGGAAGGACTTTCCGATTGGGTTAATAGCTAAAGAAGATTTACCGATTGTTGAAGCTTTTAAAGGCGAAAAATTAGCAATTGTTGACGTGCATAATTTAAAAAGCACATTGGCTTATATTTTCACTTTAATTGGCTTAACGAGGTTGCCGGATAAAATGGAATTGGATATAATTGAAGACTATATTCGTACAACTTATCCGCATTTTACAATAAATGAATTCAGAATAGCTTTTAAAATGGCGGTACAAGGTCGTTTTGAATGCAATACAGACCATTTTGAAAAGTTTTCGCCTAAATACATATCCCAAATAATGAATGCCTATAAAGCCAAAGCAAACGAAGTACGTAAAAATATCCCGCCTCCGCCTGAACCGCCCGTTCCGCAATTGACCGACGAACAAATTGTTGAATTTACAAAAAACGAATGGTTAAATGGTAAGCGTGAGGACTTTAACAAGGTATTTAATGCTGACAAAGTATTTGCTATACTATTGAAACAGAAGAAGTTAAACTTTACGCCTGAAGAAATTTTGTACACAATACAGGTAGTACGCGAAGATAATTTGCAAAGATTGAATAAAATGCATCCTTTAGACGCAAAACAATTCAGCAAAAACATAAAAAATGAAGATTTTATTGAAACACAATGTAAAAAATTAGCTTTAGTTAAATATTTTGAAAATTTATCAAATTAAATATACGCATTACGGGACAGTTAAATATTGTTATACCGATAATTTTACCGACTTTTATGGTTGTTATACTGAAGTAGAACCAAAAATAAATAGACTTGAATTTAAAAAAGAATTTTACGAAAAAATATGGACATTTCAGCGAACGAACTTACTAAGTGGGCAAAAACAAACCTTGAATACATTGGGTACAGGTTAAATAGGGTAAACAATATTCCATTTGGGAAGCGTAAAGGGACGATTCAAAAAGGTTGGGCGGACTTGCAAGGATACACAGAAAAAGGCGTTTATGTAGCGATTGAAGTTAAAAAGATTGGCGACCGATTAAGTGTTGAACAAAAAGAAAGGTTAAAAGATATTTACGAATGTGGTGGAATAGTGTATATTTGTACTGAAGTGGATAATAAACCAACTTTAATTGAATGGTCAAAAATGAAATTTTAGCCGAATATTGGGATTCAAAGGAAGTCAATGACGCCTTTGGAAAAATGCAACCTGAAGAATTGCAGTACGATTTGAAAGCTGAAGTTTTTTTAGTTCTTTGTGAAATGGACGAATTAAAGTTGCTTGGAATGTACCAAAGAAACGAATTAAAATTTTACATTGTGCGAACTATGTTAAATATGATTAAAAGCGACAGAAGTACATTTTTTAAAAATTACAGGAATTATACGGAGTTTGTAGGAAATGAAGTAAACAGGGAATTGACACGATTAAATGAAGAACCGACAGAATTGTTTGAAAAACTTGAAAGGAATTTAGAGGATTTACATTGGTATAATAAGGAAATATTAAAGCTTTATGCGATTGACTTTAAAAAGAACGCAAAAGAATTAAGCCGTAAAACAGGGATTCCTTATATGTCAATTGTAAGAACTATAAATAAAACCAAAAAATTAATGAAAACAAACATACGTAAATGATTTTATCAATTTTAACCGCCGTCTGTGCATCACTATTTATTAACGATATACATAACCTTCCCTTTAAATGGAAAATCAATTTCAAGCCATTTAATTGCGGAAGTTGCTTGGCTGCGTGGATTGCACCAATACACTATTTCGCACCTGAATTAATCCAAAACATAACGTCAACAATGTTTATTGCCGGATTTATAGCGCCAATTTTATCAAAATTAATTTGGAATTTATGGAAATAAAAGAAGAACACCGTAATTGGTTGGAAGCCAATATTGGTAATTATGAAAGTGCAAAGAATGGTTATATTCGCAACCTTGAATTTGCGGAACTTCAAATGTACGAACATATTTACAGGTTATATTTAGACCCTAATTTTTTATTGTCTGTTTGGTGTGGTGCTTGTAAGTATGAAATGATTATGAGGTTGTACAAATGGTATGAGCAACAACCAAAAAGTTTACCAATAGAAAACAATTTTTATGCAAACATTGACGTTTCTAAATTAAAAGATATTTCAGACAGGGTTGAAATTAAAGAAACACCTGAAGGAATTGAAGTTACTTTAAAACCTGAACCAAAGAAACGCGGACGTAAACCAAAAAAATAATGGCAAACTTTATACACCCAACCGCCATAATTGGCAACAATGTTGAATTAGGCGACAATAATTATATTGGCGCTTATTGTATTATTGGCGACCCGGCTGAACATAAAAAATTTTGGGGTCAGGAAAAAGGAAAAGTTTATATTGGCGATAATAATATAATAACAGGATTGGTTACAATTGACGCCGGTACGGAATACGAAACATTTATTAGAAACAATTGTTTTATAATGAAACACGCGCATATCGGACACGATTGCACTATTTGGGATAATGTAACAATTTCCTGTGGCGCAAAGATTGGGGGACATTCAATTATAAAAGAATATTCAAACATAGGATTAAATGCAGTACTTCATCAATTTACAACTATTGAACGCGGTTGTATGATTGGCGCAAGTGCATTTATTAAAGGCGAAACAGAAGAATTTACAAAATATGCAGGTGTACCCGCACGTAAAATTGGAATAAATGAATATAGCCGTAATATTATTAACCCAAAATAGGGCAGACCTGACAAAGCAGGTTATTGATAGGAATTTTTACAATAGCGGTCACGACGCGCATTGTTTTCTTATTGACAATGGAAGCGACGACGAACAGTTTTCTGAAATACAATCATATTACAATTGGCATTTTGCAAATTGGTCACTACATAAAAGAGGTATTGCCGCAGGTGTTAATTTTGGCTTATCTATAACACAGGAATACGACGGCGTATGTATATTGGCAAATGACATACTACTTCCTGACAATTGGTTGTCAAATTGGGTTATGTTTTCAAAACGTGTGTCAAAAACAGGGATTATTGGCATACATTGCGTTGAAGAATTGCCGCCATTGGTTGACGGAATACATAAAACGCATACACCTTTTGGAAATAACTTCTTAACAAGGGAATTAATTGACACGATTGGCGGTTATAACAAAGAATACGACCCGTACGGAATGCAGGACAGGGATTACGCAGAACGTGCAACCATTGCCGGGTTTACTAATTACTATTTACCTGAATTAAGGTCAGAACATATTGGACACGACGTTGGCAACGGGACAGAATACAGACGTATGAAGGACGAAAGTTTAGCACGTGCGCAGTCAGTTTGGGAAAAGTACCAACCAATTTATCATAATGAAAAACAAATTAAATGCGCATTTTAGCAATTACGAGCAAAACAAGTGGGGTTGGTTATCATAGGATTATAATGCCGTTGGTAAATATGAAGAAGGATTATTGTTTAATGACCGACACAGTAAGCGAAGAAACTTTTGAAGGTAATTATGACATTGTTGTTATGAATCGTATGTTGGCAAACATATCGCCCGAACAAATGTCTGAATGGCGCAAAAAGTATGGTTTTAAATTAGTAGTTGACAACGACGATTATTGGAAACTTGACCCTTCGCATATACTTTATGAAAGATATGTTTTAAATAATGTCACAGAACAGATATTGGCGTGGATTAGTATTGCCGACCTTTGCACAGTTACGCACGAACGATTAGCTGAAGAAGTTTACCAATATAATCAGAATGTTGAAATATTGCCAAATGCGATTCCATACGGCGAAGAACAATTTAAGGATTACAAAACAGAATCAGACATTGTTCGTTTGTTTTGGTCAGGTTCGGGAACGCACGGAAAAGATATGGAAATATTACGCAATCCAATGAAGCGAATTAATTTCCCGGTTAAAACTGTAATTGCCGGGTACAATGAAGTTGAAAAGCCAATTTGGGACGGAATGATTGCGGCATTTACTAACGGATTGAAACTGAACCCTAAAATATACAATTACAACGAAGTTACTTCATATATGGCGGCTTATTGCGATTCGGACATTTCACTTATTCCCTTAATAGATTCAAAATTTAATTCAATGAAGTCTAATTTAAAGGTACTTGAAACCGCAGCAAAGAAGAACCCGGCAATTGTTAGCAACGTACACCCGTACAGGGGGTTTTATCCTGCCTGCCACGTCAATAGTCAAAAGGATTGGTATTATTGGATTAAATTGTTAACTAAAGACCCGGACGCCCGTAAAAGCTACGGAAATGCGTTATACGAGTACTGCAATAAGAACTTCAACTTGCACGAAGTAAACAAGCGCCGTTTTGCTATTTATAATAAACTAATTAGCAATGCCGGTAATTAAATGTTCAAACGGGAAATACAGAATTGGGTCAGGTGCTTGTATTTATGATACAGAAGAAAAGGCGAACCGCGTTTGGGCGGCAATATTGGCTTCAGGTGCTTACGCAGCCGACACAAATAAAGTTTCAATTGACTTTGACGATACATTGGACACAGAACGCGGCAAAGAATTAGCAAAAAGACTAATTGCAGAAGGTAAAACAGTTTACATAGTTACACGAAGACAACAAAGCGCAAGCGAAGAAGTTTACAAAGTTGCTGAAAAATTAGGAATTCCAAAAAGCAGGGTCAAATTTACAAATGGTTCTTATAAATGGGAAACGATTAAGCATTACGGCATTGGTACACATTACGACAACAACGCCCGTGAAATAGAATTGATTAATTCAAAAACGACTGCAAAGGGCATAAAATTTGCTTTTGTGGATTCATATAACGATTACCCTGAAGCGGCAACAAAGAACGCACAAAGGGCGTTAAAATGGGCGGAAACAAATGGTTGGGGGGAATGCGGTACACCTGTTGGCAAAGCAAGGGCAAACCAATTAGCAAATAAAGAACCAATTTCACGCGATACGATTGCACGAATGGCGTCTTTTCAGCGACACCAACAAAATAAGGACGTACCATACGAAGAAGGTTGCGGCGGGTTAATGTGGGACGCTTGGGGTGGGACTGAAGGAATTGAATGGGCGCAAAGAAAACTAAAACAAATTGACAACCAATAATGGAATACTTTATTCAGTATGGCAACTTTAGGTTTTCGTTTCATTTATTGCCGCGCAACATTTTGTTAGGCATAAACATAGGCGAAGCAGTTGACGAAAATAACGAATTCCATAATTCAGTTGCAATTGGATTGATTTTTGTTGCTTTTACCTTTGTACTATTTAATGAAAAACTATACTAAGATTTATTTGGATTACTTTGGGTACGGAATAGAAGATTTTATTCCCTGCGAAGTATGCGGACAAAAAGCGGTTGACATACACCATATTGAAGCAAGGGGAATGGGCGGAACTAAAGAAAAGGACAAGATTGAAAATTTAATGGCGCTTTGCCGTTATTGTCACGTCGTAATGGGGGACACAAAAACACATTTGGAATATTTAAAAGATAAGCATAAAAAGGCATTAAATGGCAAAGATTAAAGGCGACAGTCAAAAGACTAATTTCGGAAAAAGAAAGTGCGGACACGCGAAGAAAAGTTATAACAAACACAATCCACGACCAAAGGCGTACAAAGGTCAGGGAAGGTAAAACAAAGGTATTACAATGGCAAAAGAAGTGAAACAAAAACACGGGGGGACATTAAAGGTTCTTCAGAAAGGCGAAACGGCAAACCCGAACGGGCGACCGCGTAAGTATGTCAGCCTATTAAAAGAACAGGGGTACAAATTAGCTGAAATAAACGATTCAATTCAGGCGCTTATGTCAATGACACCTAAAGAATTGGAAGCGGTTACAAAGAACCCGGACGCGACAGTACTTGAAATGACAGTTGCAAAGGCAATTATTAAGTCAATGAATAATGGAAGTCTTTATTCAATGGACACTCTTTTGTCACGCGTTTACGGTAAACCAAAAGAACAGGTTGACGTTCAACAGGACACAAAAATTGAAGTCGTATTTGTTGACGGCAAAACAATACTATAAATGCGCATAGAACTGCCAACACCACACGCGAATCAGGAAAAGATATTGAACGCCGACAAGCGTTTTATTGTCGTTATGTGCGGACGTCGTTTTGGTAAGTCTGAATTGTCGCAAATATTAATAATCAAAGAAGCATTAAAAGGCGGACAGGTTGCATACATTACACCAACATACGGATTAGCGCAAGTATTCTTTGAACGATTGGCGAAGGTACTTCCATTTAAAAGTAATATTTCAAAGCTTAAAATCTATTGTCCCAACGAAGGGTCAATTGAATTTTTTACAGGGGAACGTTTAGACAACTTGCGCGGTCGTAAGTTCCATTTGGTTATTGTGGACGAAGCTGCGTTTATTGCTGACCTTGAAGACGGTTGGAATAATAGCATACGCCCGACGCTGACCGACTATGAAGGGAAGGCGGTTTTCCTTTCAACGCCACGTGGCAAAAACTTCTTTTATTCCTTGTTTATGAAACAGGGCGAAAACGATTGGCAAAGCTTTAAGTTTAGCACGTACGACAACCCGCATATTAACCCGCGCGAAATAGACGAAGCGCGAATTCAATTACCTGAAGTAGTATTTGAACAGGAATATATGGCGAACCCGTCCGAGAATAGCGCAAACCCTTTTGGAAACGCATTCATTAAACGCTGCGTAAAACCTATTTCAGCGCAACCGATTGTTTGTTATGGCATTGACCTTGCAAAGTCTGTGGATTATACAGTTATTATTGGATTGGATAAAGACGGCAACGTGGCATATTTTGACCGTTTCCAAATGGATTGGCATAACACCAAAGAAACAATTAAAAGGTTGCCGCCTGCGCCAATTGTGGTGGATTCAACAGGGGTTGGCGACCCGATATTAGAAGACTTACTTCGCGAAGGGGTAAACATTGAAGGTTTGAAATTTACAAGTCAATCCAAACAACAGTTAATGGAAGGTTTAGCGTCCGCTATTCAACAGGGACGAATCGGATTCCCGGAAGGGGTTATTGTGGACGAATTGGACGTTTTTGAATATCAGTTTACTTCGCACGGCGTAAGGTATTCAGCACCTTCAGGATTCCACGACGATACCGTAATGGCTTTGGCTTTAGCGTGGCAAAATCATAATATCAAACGCGGTTCAGGGCGTTACGCCTTCGCTTAACCGTTTATCCTTATTATTTACCGTTCGTCACAATTTTAAAAAAAACTTTGCAAAATGTTTGGAAGTTGTATAAAACCTGTGTTATATTTGTGGAAACAATAAAACCAAAGGAAATGAAAAACGCAACCTTATCTTTAAATTGGAATGTAAATAAGCTTTCTGAAATTTTAGAATCAAAAGGCTTTGACTTGTATTTATCAACAAAATCATTGAAGCACGAAGAACGTAATATTGTACACGATATTTATACCTGTACGAATGGTAAGTTTGACGGCGAAGTTGTTGACGTACATTATAACTTTGAAACAGGTTTAATTCACGACGTGGCAACTTCTTCACAAAGACATACAGAAGACGGCGGTGCATATGAAACAACACCTAAAATTGGTAATTATTTTAATTCATTATAACCCCCGCAGGGGTGCGACTGTTCAACGCACATTTTAAAACTTATACAATGGCAAACAGACTAAAAACCAAACAAGACAAATTAAATGAGCATTACGCAGCAATGCAAAAGCAATACGCAAAAGATAGTATTAGCTTATTGAATGCCGGTATCATTATTTTAACCTGCTTTATTGTGGCGGGAATACTTGAAAACTTATAATTATGCCATATTCAACTTGTTGCGGTTCGCACACCAATTACCCTGAAATTGACATTTGCCCGGATTGCTTAGAGCATTGCGATTGGGAAGAAGAAGACGAAGACGAAGAAGATGCCGACAATCAGATTGAACAGGATAAAATAAACCGATTATAAACGTACGCCGCCTGAAGGTATTTTAATATTTAATAACAAGATAGTAATACGGGGAACTTTGGGCGGCTTTTTAAAACAAACCTTATGTCAAAGAATCAATATTTAATGGGTCAGGAATATTTGCTTCGCCTTGAAAACGAATGCTTAATTGAAAGGATTACGAAATTGGAAAAGGAATTAGGGTTGAAGGAAAAGGAAATTAAAGATTTAAGAATTCAAATAAAAATGGTTAATTTAGCAATGGCAGACGTTAACCAATAATATTGTCCCCGTCCAATTCAACAATCAATTATTAACAGGGGTGTTAGTTATGTCGCGGGCGGGGATATTTAAAAGCTTATACAATGATTAAAAACTTTGAAGACATTACCTGCGAATTAACGCCGGACGAAAAAAGATTAGTACCTGTAATTATCAGGGGGTTAAACCTTAAAAGCAAAGCAAACCCAATTAAAGGTGCGGAAATAGTCGCAGCCATTAACGGGCAAAAAGAAAAGTACGGAATTAAACAATTTTCTGAACCGCGTTTGCGTAAAATCGTTAACTTTATAAGGTCAGAAGGAATATTACCTGTTATGGGGACTTCAAACGGTTATTACGTATCATACGACGCGGACGAACTAAACGGGCAAATTGAAAGCTTAACACAACGCGCCGACGCGATTATGTCAAGTGCAAACGGATTAAAAAAATGGATTACTACATAGAAAACGGCTTTAAAGTATTCACAGAAGAATATCATTTAAAAAGGGGGTATTGCTGCAAAAATGGTTGTCGGCATTGTCCTTATCAGAAAAAAGACTTAACTTTGAATTATGAAATGGAACGAATTGACCCTTTGGCAGTACCAACAGTTAATGCCAATACTGACAACACCGAATAAGGATTGGACAGATTTGGACAAGGAAGTTAAATTATTGACTATTGTCACAGGTTTAACAGAATATCAAATTGACAGTTTAAGCATTGAAGACTTAAAAGAACTGCGCAAAGATTTGGCATTTTTAGACGAACCAATTGAAGGGAAGCCGGTTGACTATATTACAACAAATGGCAAAAGATACCGTATAAACTACGACATTAAGAATATGCCGGCGGCGCGTTACATTGAAAGCAAGGTGTTCAGCAAAGACACATTGGGAAATTTGCATAAAATAGCTGCTTCAATGGTAATACCGCAGAAGAAGAATTGGTTTGGCAAATGGGTTGACGATAAGTACGACGCAAGTAAACACGAACAATACGCTGCGGATATGCAGGAAGCGAATTTTATACACGTTTATCATTCGTTGGTTTTTTTTTATCAAGTTTACAAAAATTGGATAGAAGTTTCGCGGGATTATATGAGGGCGGAAATGACGACGGCGGGGATGACAACGGAGCAAGCGGATTCGGTTCTGTTGCTTTTATGCGAATCTATGGATGGCATTATACCGCCAAACTTGTTGCCGAACACGAAAATATTAGAACTTCAGAAGCTTTTGAAATGAAAACCATTGAATTTTTGAATACAATGGCATACTTAAAGTCAAAAAATGCTTACGACCGTGAACAGTCTAAGCGAATAAGATAATAGATTTGGTTTTATTGTAATAAGCGAAAATTACCCTGTGTTTTTACACGGGGTTTTTTGTGCGGTATTTAGAACCGTTTTATCTATTTAAGGTTATGAGTGAAGCCAAAGCACAGGCAAAAGCATTAAAGGAAGGTTTTTTAAAAACAATCGGGGAGCAATACAACGTTATTGACCCGACAGAATTCCCTGTTGCCGAACAAATGCTTATCTTTTACGGTAAACAATTCAACGACGAAATACAAAAGAACCTTGCAAAAAGCGGTTCAATTGCTTCAGGTAAAATTGGCGATTTAGTTGTACCAAAGGTCAACAAATTTGGCAATGATTACGAAATGTGGTTGGGTTATGATAAGGATAACCCGGCTTCAGTTTATTATAAATATGTCAATAAGGGGGTACGTGGTGCGGGTGGCGAAAATGCAAAACCAAAAAAGGTTGCTTCAGATTCCCCTTACCAATATAAGACACCGTTCCCAAATAAGAAAATGGCAACGTCAATATTGCAATGGTACAGATTAGGGAAGGCAAAGACGACAAACGAAACACAGACAAAGAAATTAAGCAAGACGCAAAGAAAAAATAAAAAGCTTAAACAGACCGTAAATAAAGCGCCTTCATTAAAAACATTGGCTTACGCAACCGCTTCAGCAATAAAAAGGGACGGTTTACGTACGACTTCGTATTTTGACAACGCAGTTAAGACAGTTTTCAATAAGGAATTCTTTACAACAATGGCAGAAGCTTTTGGTGGCGACGTTCAATTACAAATTAGACAAATTGGCAATAAAATAGAATCAAGTAATGGCAATAACAATAAATAGTCAACCGGCTACGTTCCCGAGTATGCACGAAGACCTTTGGTTTGTGGCTTCTTCAACAAATGTTGGGGTTACAAACTTTAAATTCGTATATGATATTTACATAAATGGCGCACAGGTAAGCCGAAATAAAGTATTCCCTTCTCCGTCGGCTGAAGGAAGTTACGGCGTATTTAATGCGTCCCCAATGGTGCGCGCATACGTGACAAACTATTTTGAACCTTCAGGAAGTACCGTTTTAATGGCTTCAAATGATAAAATAAAGGTTGATTATCAACTTCGTATTGGCGAAGAAGTAAGCGGCGCGGTTATTCCTAATTTGGCTTCAGGTTCTTATTCAGCTTACAATTATTACGCGCCTTTATTTAGCGACATATTTACGGAAAATGGCGAAGTACCTTTGGTATTATCCAATTACTATGATAATTTACTTATTGAGAATTACACGGACGATTGGTTAAGCGACCGCGACAATTCAGACATTACGATTGAATACGGCGACCAATTTTTTATTACATTCTTAAAGATTACCGGCGGCGCTTATAAACTTTGGGTTCAACCTACAAACGAAGACGGAACTTTTGGAACTGCGGTAAGCGGTAATATTACAATGACAGGTCAATTCAACCTGTTTAATTTTCAGGCTGCGGCGATTAATGAGTGGGCGGGGTCAGATATTATTACGCAAAATACCTACGGGTACAAAGTTTACATTACGTTAGGCGCTGCGGTTACAAGGGTATTGAATTTCAGACACGTTTGCAATCCTAAATATAGACAATACAACCTTCATTTCCTTAATAGATTGGGCGGATATGATTCAATGGCGTTTAGATTGGTAAACAAGCGACGCAGCGAATTTAATCGTGCTTCATATAGACGCAACCCGTACCAATTGTCAGGCGGTCAAATGAAAAATATTGATGCTTACAACAAATACAACGAAACGACGTACAACTTCGCGATTCAGCATACTGACTATTTTATGTTAACAAGCGATTGGGTAAACGAACAGGATTACGCTTGGTTAGCGCAATTAATGGCGTCCCCAATTGTTTATATGGAAGTTCAAGGCGCGTATTTCCCGGTTACAATTAGAAACACAAATTACCAATACAAATACAAGGTTTCGGACGGCTTATTTAATTTTGATTTAGAAGTTGAAGTTGGTAAATATTTAAACAGTCAATACAGATAATGATTAGAACCGAAATTTATATTGAAGACAACGCAATTGATTTATTAAAGGACATTGGAACGGATTTCACGTACACGATTGACGACGTGCGCGATTTTGGAAGCCGCAATACGTCCTTTAGCCGTACAATATCAATTCCTGCAACTGCAAAGAATAACCAAATATTGGGTTTTGCTTTTGATTTAGGAATGGCGCACGAACATAATATGGATTTACCGAACGTTGCGACAAACTTTACGCCGTCACAGGCTGCGAAGTGCGAAGTTTATATTGATAAAATTCAGATATTTAAGGGCGTTATCAGAATCCTTGAAATAGTAATGAATAAAGGTATCATTGAATACCAATGCGCGGTTTTCGGGGAATTGTCAGGGTTTATTACCGAATTGGGGAATAAGCGCCTTGAAGACCTTGATTTTAGCGAATACAATCATACGTGGAATGTGACTGCAATACAGAACAGTTGGAATACAATAAACGGGTCAGGTTATTATTATCCATTGATTGATTACGGCGACGTTTCAACCAATAAGGATGATTTCCACGTTTCAACATTTAGACCGGCATTATTTGTAAAGGAATATATTGAAAAGATATTTGAAGGTACTTCGTACAGTTTGAATTGCGACTTTTTTAATACAGACTTTTTTAAAAAGCTTATTATCCCAAACAATAGTCAGGGAATTCAGGGTACGAATGACAGATTTATTTTAGGCACGATTAGTGCAACCAAAACAATATTAAACAGTAATACACCAACGGCGCGAAATGCAAATTTGTCTTTTGATTCTACGACTTTACTTAATTTCACAGAAAATGCAGGAAAAAGTATTTTTACTTATACTGACGGTACAAAGACAGTTAATGCATTGGCTTCAATAACGGGTATTTATCAGACAGACGCCGCTTCGTCAATTACTGCGACTTTATATGTTGCAGGTGTTGCAGTTCAAACATTGACACAAAATACGTTTTCAGCAAATAACCCTTTTACTTTCAATTTTGATTGGACAGGCGCAATTGCAAACACGAATCAGGTGCGTATTGAATTAAGCGTTCCGGTTACGGCAAATACTTATATTGTAAACGTTTCAAGTGCAAACTTTACATTTACTCAATTGGCTGCGCAGTTGACAACAGTTGCTTACAATGGTACTGTTTCAATCAATAACAACTTACCAAAAGGAATATTTCAAAAAGACTTCTTTTTATCAGTTTGTAAAATGTTCAATTTGTACGTTTATCAGGATAATATAAACGACAAACAAATAAATATTGCACCTTATATTGACTTTTATTCGGATGCGGTTACAAATTCTTTGGATTGGTCACAAAAAATTGACACAGCTTCAACAATGTCAATTAAACCAATGTCACAGTTGAATGCGCGTTATTATGCGTATAAATATACACCCGATACGGATTACTTCAATGATAACTATTTAAAGAAGTACGGTCAATCATACGGGGATTTTATTTATGATTCTGAATTTGATTTTGTAAAAGATACGGCTTCAACGCAAATTATCTTTGCGCCAACTGTTATCGTTTTGCATTCAGGACAAGACAAATACCATAGTTCAATTTATAAATTGTCAAATAACAATACAACTGAAGACCCTATGGATTCAGTAATTCGTATTTTAATGGCAAAGAAATTGTCAGGTGTTTCAAATTGGAAAATACAAAACGACGGTGGCGGTACATTAGCAACTTTAACAACTTACGGATATGCAGGACACTTAGACGACCCGACCAATCCGACTGTTGACTTAAATTTTGGCGCACCAAAGGAATTACAATTTCCTGCGTCTATTTACCCGACAAACAACTTATTCAATACGTACAATAAACCGTACATTTTGGAAATTACAGATATGGAATCAAAGTTGTTGACCTGTCGCGTTTATTTAACGGCGGTTGACATATACAATTTGGATTTCAGCAAATATATTTGGATTAATGGCGTATTGTTTAGATTAAACAGGATTGATTCATACGACCCGACAGATTACAGGACAACCCTTGTAAATTTATTAAAAGTAATAAACACTAATTAATGGCAGAAGAAATTATTGGTATAAAGGTCACGACAGACACCGCGCAAGCGACACAGGACGTTCAAAAATTAGACAAGGCGTTTGAGGACACAGACAAATCGGTTAAAAGTTTAAGAACCCAACTAAAAGAAGCACAGGCAGAAGTTGGTTTAATGGCTGACAAGTTCGGTGCGACTTCAAAGGAAGCTATTAACGCAGCTAAACGTGCGGCGGATTTAAAAGACCGTATTGGCGACGCTAAGGCGTTGACGGATGCGTTTAACCCGGATGCAAAGTTTAAGGCGGTTGCTTCTTCATTGGCAGGGGTTGCCGGCGGATTTAGTGCGCTTCAGGGTGCAATGGCATTGTTTGGCAATGAGAATAAAGACGTTGAAAAGGCATTATTAAAGGTAAATGCTGCAATGGCTTTGTCACAGGGATTGCAAGCGGTTGGCGAAAGCGTGGATTCATTCAAACAATTGGGTGCGGTTATTAAAAGTACAACAACGTTTCAGGAATTAAATAACGCTGCAACTAAAACGGCGGCTGCGGTTCAAAAGGCGTTTGGTGTATCGGTTGAAACTACTTCAACAGGATTTAAGGTTTTAAAAGGTGCAATTGTTGCGACCGGTATTGGTGCTTTGGTTGTTTTATTAGGCGAAGTAATAAATAACTTTGATGCCATTTCAAAATGGATTAAAAGCAGTCCTTTAGGCGCTTTAGCAAATGGTGTTGGCAAATTAGTTGAACAATTTACAGACTTTATTGGGGTTACAAGTGAAGCGGAACGTAATTTGGAAAAATTATCGGGTGCAAATAAACGAGCAAACGAAGACATTGAAAACCGTATTAAAGTATTAAAGGCGCAAGGCGGTTCAGAAAAGGAAATTTACGAATTAGGTAAACAAAGAGTTGAAAATGAACTTTCAACTTTACGTGAAAGCTTAAAAACTAAAGGTCAATTAACAGAAGAAGAAGCAAAGCAATTCAGAAGTTTAAAAACTGAACAATTGGTTTTGACGGCTGACTATAATAAAAAAGTTTCAGACGATAATGCAAAAGCGGCTGAAGAAGCTAAAAAGAAACGCGACGAAGCTAATAAACAAGCCATTGAAGATAAAAAGACGGCGGATAAAATGCTTATTGACCTTCAGAACGAAAAGGCATTGGCTGAAATTACTTCTGAAGACGACAAAGCAAAAAAACAGGCTGAAATAAATAAGAATGCACGTATTGCTGAAATTGATTCTTTAAAGGTTGACACAAAGACAAAGAATGAATTAAAAAAGGCAACAGAAGAAGCTTATCAATTAGAAGTAAAGGACATTGACGATAAGATAAAAGAAAAGCGCGCTGAAAACGATAAGAAGTTTGAAGAAGAATTACAAACTGCATTATCAGAAGCACGAATTGCTAAATTTAAGGAAGGGAAAGAAAAAGAAGTTGCTGCATTGGACGAAGCTTTAGTTGCTGACACAAAGAAGGTACTTGACAACGCAGATTATACAGAAGAACAGAAAGGTTTATTAATTGCTGCATTACGTGAAAAATACGGCGCTGAAGTTGCCGAAATTGACACTAAATATGAAAAAGAAGCAAACGACAAAGAAAAAGCACGTTTAGATTCTATTGTAAATAATGAAACACTTTCATATTCAGCAAGGAAAAAAGGTGTTGACGACGCTTTAGCATTAAATAAAAAATTATATTCTGAAGGTAAAATTACAGAAGAAGATTATACTAAAAATTCAAAAACTTTAGCAGACGCACGTATTGAAATTGGTAAAAAAGAACTTGCAGCGCGAGAAGATACGGCGGGCAAAATTTCATCAACATTTAAGAACGTTGCGAAGGCTATTGGCGAACAAACTGTTGCAGGTAAGGCGGCGGCTGTTGCTGCGGCTACAATTGACACATATTTGTCAGCTACTTCAGCATTTAGGGCATTGGCAGGTATTCCAATAGTCGGTCCGGTTTTGGGTGCGGTTGCTGCGGCTGCGGCGATTGTTGCAGGTTTAAAGAATGTTAAAAGCATATTAGCGGTACAAACGCCGTCCGTTCCGGGCGGTTCAGCGTCGCCGGGATATGTTGACATTCCTTCGCCGGGCGCACCTGCAACAGGTGGCGGCGGTGGCGGTTCAATGCCTGACTTAGGTGGTGGCGGAACGCCTAATTTAGGCGGTGGCGGTGGCGGTTCAACAGGCGGTGGCGGCGGTGGCGGTTCAATTCGCGCATACGTTGTTGAACGTGACATTTCAGATTCTCAAAGACGTGAAGAAGAAATACAGAACAGGGCAACATTTGAATAAACGATAAATATTAAAAATTAAACTATTTAGTACTATGAATACAGATTTACCAATTTTTATGTTGGATATTACAGAAGACATAAACGACGACGCACAGGTTGACTTTATTGCATTGGTTGACCGTCCTGCAATTCAAAAGAATTGGAATGCATTTAATAAAACACAAAAATTTGAAATTGCAAATGAAGACCGTCGCATTATTAGTGGTGCTATTATGTTGGCTGACACTCCTATTTTTCGCAGCGATAGCACATACGGCGATTATTATGTTGCTTTTAGCAAAGACACTATTCTTAAAATTGTACAGAAGTTTTTTAAGAAGGGTTTCCAAAGTAACGTCAATTTAATGCACGATTCAAGTGCGCAATTTGAAGGAGTTACATTATTTGAAAGCTTTATTTCAGACCCTTCGCGTGGAATTATGCCAATGAAAGGATTTGAAGACGCACCGGTTGGAAGTTGGTTCGGTTCAATGATTGTTGACAATGAAGAAGCGTGGCTAAAGGTTAAAAATGGCGAAATTGCCGGCTTTAGTGTTGAAGGTTTATTTAACTACAAACCAAAGGAAGTAAATAAGGTTGCTTCAATGGTTGAGGAAATTCAAAAAATATTGTCACAGGTTAAGTGATAAACATTTTATTTTTTAACTATATAATAAAAAAAGTATGAACGCACAGGAAGCGATTTTAAAGATTAAGGCATTGTTTGAAGACAATGTTGCGCCTGTTGAAGTTGAAGCAGAAGTTGCACCAATGGTTGAAGAAACTAAGGTGGAAATGGCTGAATATTCTTTAATGGACGGTACTAAAGTTGAAATTTCAGCTTTGGAAATTGGCGGTTCAGTTACATTGGCAGACGGTACAACCGCACCAATGGGCGAACACGAATTAATGGACGGTACTCAAATTACTTTAGATGAAAACGGTATTATTATCGCGATTGAATCAAAAGTTGAAGAAGTTGTACCTGAAGCTGAAACAGAAGTTGAAGCTTCAAAAGAAGAAGACAAAAAAATGGCTGAAATGGCTGAACAATTTGAAGCAAAATTTGCTGAATTGGTTGAGGCTAAAGAAGCGGCTGAATTAAGAGTTTTGGAATTAGAAAATAAAGTTAAGCAAGGATTTGCACAGGTAGCCGAAATAATTGAGGCACTTTCAAATACGCCAAGCGCAGACCCAATTCAAAAGCCAAACGGATTTTCTGAATTTGTATCTAACAAAGATATTAAAGAAGAAAGATTGAGCAAATATAGACAAGCATTATTAAACAATTAAAATTAGATAACAATGGGATTTAATGTATCAGCATTGGCAAACTATACAGAACAAAACGCAGCACTTTTAGTGACTTCTTCTGTATTAGGTGCAAAAACTGCGTCTTTAATTAAAAGCGCAGGTAACGTTATGGTAGGCGTAAAGTCTTCTGAAACGATTAATATTATGGACACAGACGCAATATTTCAAAGCGGCGGAAGCTGCGGATTTACTGCTTCAGGTTCAACTACTTTCACTCAAAGAACTGTGACTGTTGGTAAAATCAAAGTAAACGAAGCTTTATGTCCTAAAGACCTTGAAGCAAAGTATTTACAAAAGGCATTACCTACCGGTTCAATCTATGATTCAATTCCTTTTGAGCAAGAATTTGCAGACAAAAAAGCAAAGACTATCGCTGCTCAATTAGAAACTTCATTATGGCAAGGCGACACAGATTCAGTAAACGTTAACTTAAACAAGTTTGACGGTTTAGTGAAATTGATTGGCGCTGCTTCAGGTGTTGTTGCTGCTAACGCTTCAACTTACATTTCAGGCGCACCTTTGAGTTCTATTACTGCTGCAAACGTAATTAGCATTTTTGACGGCGTTTACGCTGCAATCCCTGCTAAAGTTGTTGCTGCTGACGATATGACAATTTTCTGTGGTCAAGATTTGTTTAGAACTTACACAATTGCTTTAAAGAACGCAAACAGTTTCCATTATTCAGTTGATTCTAAGGCAGACGGCGAATTCGTTTTACCGGGTACAATGATTAAGGTAATTGCAGTTGCAGGTTTAAACGGTACTAACAAAGTTTACGCTGCACGTTTGAGCAACTTATTTATCGGTACAGACTTATTAAACGAAGAAGAAAAGTTTGAAATTTTCTACGCTAAAGAAGCTGACCAAGTACGTTTCGTTTCTGAATTCAAAATGGGTGTGAATTTCGCATTCCCTGACGAAATGGTTAAGTTCGTATTGGCATAATATTCGGGGGGTGCAATATCCCCCCTTTTTTTAAAAAATTAAATTATTCAAAATGGCGTGTGCATTAACACAGGGATATACTTTAGATTGTCGCGATAGTTTAGGCGGAATC